TTTGAAGCTCTGTCAAAAGAAGTAAGAACTTCCCCCGCAAAAACTTTTAGAAACAATGCGTCTTCTGCTCCTGCTGAGTTTACCTGAGGTATACTCGCTGGTGTTGCATTTGCCATAATTATCTCCTTTGTGATTTATGGTTAGTTAATAAAAGCCTTGTATTTTCAGCTTCTTATACTAAATTGTCTTCCCGCAGGAAGGTCAAGTTAATCTACTTATTTACTTGGCAGTTGCCACGCATAAGCGTTGCACAACTATTTTTTCTTTTTCTTCTTAACTTTTTTCTTCTTTTTATCTTTTTTCTTTTTTTTCTTTTTCATATTATATCTTACTATTTGCTAGTTTATTTTTAACTTCAGCTTGATAAGCAGGGTCTTTAGCATATCTAGGGTCAGACATAGCTTGTGTTACCTGAGCCCAAGATGAAAAACCTTGTTCACCACTAGGAGATGCTTTACCTTCTACTAATTTAGGTTCACTTCCAGTTGATTGTGCATATCTTGCTTTAAGACCTACTACAGCTAACTTAACAGCTTCTAAATCTTTGCTGTTTACTGCTGTATTATAAGCCTGTTTTTCAGTTTCAGATAAATTATTACTAGCCCACTCAGACATACTATCATATGCCTCAGTACCGCCAACCATACTTTTAACTGATGCTGATTGTTGGTCAGCTATTGCTTGTTGTCCTGCAATAAATCTGTCAACATACTCTTTAGGTATTCCTGCTTTTTCTAATGATTTATAAGAACCATCAGCAAGTTTACCATCTTTAGCATATTCTTCTGCTAGAGAATCCATATTTAAACCTGCACTATCTACTGCTTTTGTAGCAATATCTAAATCAGATTTAGGTTGTTCTTCTTTTTTTATTTCAGCCTGTGAAACTGGGTCTACTGATTCCTTAGTAGGTTGAGATTGCTCACCAAGTTTTTTCTCTAACTCTGAATACGATTTGGCTAATTCTTCAACTGAGTTGAATTTTTCAGGCAAACCTTCAGGCTTACTTTGTGTAGGCTTATTCTCTTCCACTGGTTTATCAGCAGTAGTTTCAGGACTTTGTACTTCTACTTTATCTACCATTTATATTTTCCTTTTATTATTGTGGTTGTGGCTTAGTCATATTACTTGCCACAGGAGCTACAGCTTTCTCCGCCATCTGCATCATCTGTTGTTGTTGCATCTGTTCTTGCTGTGCTTGTTGTTCAGCCGCCATTTGTTCTTGAGTTTTAATCAAACCTTCCATCTCTATTCCTAAACTTGTAGCGATACGTTTAATTAAATCATCAGGATTTAACGATTGAACTACTTGTGGATTCATCTGAGCTAGATTACCTAACTCAGCCACAAATTCTCTTAATTTCTGTAAATCATTTCCTCTACCTAATGCTTCAATACCTGTAATAATTGTAGGTTTAACTGAATTTTTAGGTAATGGTGGAATTTCTTTTGCTTCTTGCATACGTTTCATTAGTATTTTAACTAATGGAAGTTGAAACTCTTGTGATAATAATGAGTATACTCCACCCATAGCTGTTTCTAATTGCTCAGCCATATATCTAATCTCTTGAGCAGTAACTCTTTCAGCATCTCTTTGAATTGCTGTATGTAATAAGAAAGCATAAGACATTCTTTCTTCTAATTTTGCTATACTTCTTTCTACTACTTGTAAATCATATTGTTTCTGTGCTTGTAATACAGATACATCTTCTTCTGAACCAGTGATAATATCACCATTTCTAGTTAAAGCTAAATCTCTTTTCTTAGTTACAGAATTAGGTCTTACCATAAATACTACTTTAGAAGAAGCCGCCGCACTTTCAACAAGTGCCTGAGACAATCCTTCTAATGATTTAAGGTCTCCTAAAAATTCTTCTACATAACCTCTTCCGTAATCTTCACCATCAATTCTAACCATTCTTAAAGCTGAGTAAGGAAGTTGGTCTTGAGGATATGAACCGATTGAATCAGGAAGTTTAATTCCATTTACTTCTTGACAAATATAAAATTTATCATTTTCTAATTTATAAATATGTGTATACAATTCTACATCTTCATCTTTTTTATAGTCAGCATCTTGAACTACTATATTTCTAACTTCTGAATCTAAACTTAAAGGACTAATACTTTCTTTAATAACTATTTCTAATATGTTTCCTGACGCATCTCTATTACATACATAATGAGTAATAGGAAATACTCTCATCGTTCCTTTTTTAGGAAGATAAGTTAATACATTTCCTGATACTATTAAATGTTTAAGAGCTTCAAATACACTAACTCTTAAAGCTAACTCTTCAATCTTTTTAGAAACTTCTCTCTCAATATTTGCTAGAGATTTTTCTATTTCAGATTTCATCTCTTTATTTTGGTCAAGTTCTTCTTTTGTTTTTCCGCTAACTGCTAGTCTAAAAAATGGGGAATTTGGTGGGAGTAATAAAAGAAGTAACTTAGAGGCTAAGTTGTTTACACCTCTAGCTCCTACCGATTGGAAGGGATTGTATATTTTTGCGGAATGATTGTGTCCGTCTGTTGGGATTAAAGAAGATATTGTAAGTTCACTACACTCTTGAGCTCTATCAACGAACATTTCTCTCTTATCTTTTAATTTTAAATATCGTTCTTTTGCTGTAGGGTTTACCTGTAGCATTGTTTCGTTGCTCTTTTTAGTTGCCATTTATATCCTTTATGCTGAGTAAGATACGCCTGAACTTGAACCAGTCGTATTGATTCCTAAGCCAGTTTGTAAAGCTGTTGTACCTGATTTAGAAGCTAATTTCTTTTTCTTCTTAACATCTTTATCGGCTGTTACTAACTCTATCGGCTTCTCTACAACTTCGTCCATTCTTGAAACAACCTGAGCAGGTGCTCTTTGAATTGGAGCTTGTTGTACTTTTGGTGCTGACATACACATAGTTATTTAGTCCTCTCTTTAAGTGTGTTTATGAATCGTACTACGTCCCTTTGACCTGCTTTAAAATAAATAGTCTTAGTATCATCTTTTAAATTAGGTGACTTCTCAGGGTATACATTATTCAAAAGTTTTACCAAATCTTCTGATTTGATAGGTAAAACTAAATCTTCTTCATTATTTTTTGCCATATAATTCTTCTAAAACGGGCACTTTAGTTCCAAAGTTTCCCAGTTAAAGTTCCTTTGTTGTATTCTGTTGCTCTATTCTCAAAGAAATTAGCGTGTTCTACACCATTTAATACCCAATCTAACCACCCTAAAGGGTTATCTTTAACTTTATAATTAGGCTTTAATGATAACTGTAGCAGTCGTCTATCCGCTATATATCTTATATATTTCTTAACTTCATCAGCACTCAGTCCTCTAATACCACCCATACCAAAAGCTAAATCTATGAATTTATCTTCAAGCTCAACCATATCTCTTGCTGTTTGATAGATACTTGCTTTAAATTTTTCTGTCCAAATATTCGGGTTTTCTTTTACTAATGTTTTAAATAATTTAATCATACTTTCAACGTGGTGTGTCTCATCTCTAATAGACCAAGTAACTATCTGACACATACCTTTCATTCTACCATATCTTTGAAAGTTAAGTAGCATAACAAATGAGGCAAACAGTTGTAGTCCTTCTCCAAATGCAGAGAAACAAGCGATGTCTCTAGCTAAACCTTGAAGACCTTTTCCTTTATCTTTAAATAAATATTCGTGTTTATCTGCCATCTCTTTGTATTCTTGAAATGCTTTAAAGTCTAACAATTCAGGTTCACCTAAAGTATCATTAAGTAAAGCATAAGCGTGAGCGTGATTAGCTTCAGAACTAGCAAAAGCAGACAACATCATTCTAATTTCAGGTGGTTTAAACTTAGGAATATAATTATCTAAGTATGCTTTAGCTATATCTACATCACCTTGAGTAAAAAATTTTAATATTTGATTAATTAAATTCTTCTCTTCTTTAGTAAGTCTTTCATTCCAATCTCTTATATCTTCGTGTAAGGGTACTTCACTAGGAAGCCAGTGCATTTTTTGCATAGTATCATATGATTCAAACGCCCAGTCATAATCAAATGGTTTATAGTGTATTCTTTCTTTAAATAAACTCATCGTGTTAATAATTCAATCCCTTCTATAATAACTATTGCACCTAATTCTAAGGCTAAAATTGTGTGGTATACAGTCCATAATATTGTTTGCTTATCTTTATTGACATAGATAACTTTTTTATTGTCATCATATTCTACTTGAATAACATCAGGTTTCTTTCCGTCCATTATGCCTCACACGCTAAACAATCTGCTTCAGGTATGATTGTTCTTTCTATTTTTTTAGAAACTAATTCAGCTCTTTTGATTGCTTCTGAACGACAATAGTAAAGAGTTTTTAATTTTCTTTTCCAAGCTAACATATGTATATCGTGTAGTTCTTTTATATCTACATCAGCAGGAACAAATACATTAAGACTTTGTGCTTGACAAATAAACTTTTGTCTATCTGCGGCGTGTTCTATAATCCATTGTTGATTAATTTCTATAGCTGTTTTAAATATATCTTTTTCATAATCAGTTAATTCTTTTAAATGTAATACTGAACCTCTATTAGATACAATACTTGACCATACTTCTTCAGTATTAATACCTTTCTTTTCTAAAAGTTTTTCTAAATATTTATTCTTAACCAAGAAAGAACCTGACATTGTTTTTTGAACATAAGCATTAGCTCTATAAGGTTCTATTGATGGTGATGTTGTTCCACAAATAATAGATGAAGAAGCATTAGGTGCGATAGCTAATAAATGTGCATTACGCATACCAGTCCCTTCCATATCAGGAGCTTCCCCTCTCTTAACTGCCAACCTTTTTGATTCAGCTACAGCTTCTTCTTTTATTTTTTTAAATATTTGGAGATTCTTTGCTTTGGCTAAAGCAGATTCAAACGGAATGTTTTGTGATTGTAAGTAAGCGTGAAAACCCATAGTACCTAGACCTAGACTTCTTTCATTATTCGCACTAAATCTCGCTTTGAATAATTCATCAGGTGCATAGTCAATAAAGTATTGTAATACGTTATCTAAAAAACGAATCATATCAGGAATAAATAAACTATCTTTTTTCCATTCCTCATATTTTTCTAAGTTAAGGGAAGATAAACAACAAACGGCTGTTCGTGTTTCATTAGTAGGTAGGGTAATTTCAGTACAAAGATTAGAATGATTAACTGTTAATCCTAAATCTTTTTGTGGTTGAGGTAAATCTTCATTTATAGTATCAGTAAAACAAACATAAGGCTCACCTGTAGCAACACGATTCTCTAAAATTTTTTGCCACAAATCTCGTGCTGATATTGTTTTCACTTTTTCTTTTGTATGTGGGTCTATTAAATCCCAACTGTCATCATAGGTAGGTTCTTTAATACAGTTCTCTATGAGTTCCATAAAAGTATTAGGTATATTAACTCCGTGATGTAAGTTTAAACATTTTCTATGTATATCTCCACCACTAGGTTTTCTTATATCTAAAAATTCTAATATCTCAGGGTGTGTTATGTCCATATAAGAAGCATAACTTCCTCTTCTAGTTTTGCCTTGTGAAAAAGCAAGTATTAAAGAATCAACAACGTGCATAAAAGGAATTACTCCTGAAGATTGAGAGCCACCTGAAGTTAATGTTCCATCAGACCTAACGTGTCCCCAATATCCTGCAATACCACCACCAACAGAAGCTAACCAAGCGTTTTCTGTATAGTGTTCAGCAAGTTCTCCTCTACTATCACCCACATAATTTAAGAAACAAGAGATAGGCATACCTCTTTTAGTTCCTGCATTACTGAGAATAGGAGTAGAAAACATACACCAAAGATTAGACACATACTCATATATTCTTTCTGCCATTTCTTCATTATCTGAAAAGGCTTTCGCCGCTCTCATAAAAGCATCTTGTGGAGAGTGTTCATCAGGTAATAAGTATCTATCTTTTAATGTAGTCTTACCGAAGTCGGTTAGTAAATTGTCTTTATTATAATCCATTTTTTAATCTACAATAGGGTCGTGTTTTAATTTTGCCATTTGTTCTAATCTAGTTTTTGGTTCGTCATTAAATTGTTCTGAGTTAGGAGTGTTGTTAGCTATATCATCAAAAAACTTTTCTGTTTCTTTATCTATAGGCTCTAATTCTTCTTGTAATTTTTCTGATTCAGTTTTCTTTTTACCAAATATTCTATCCCAACCTTTTTTATATTTTTCAGTTGGTTGGTGTATCGGATTTCCTGCCATATTACGATTCTTACTATTATAGTTATATCTTTTATCCGCCATTTTATTTTACCATTTTAATTTATATCTCGTTAATTTATATCCCGTTTGATTTATAGAATATAATTGTATTCTATTGTTTTTTATTTTATCTTCTTTATAAGTCCATATTGAAGCTAGTAATAAGTTTCTATCAGGTGGATAGAGAATAGACTCTTCCACTGGTATAGTTTTAACAGTTTCAATTTTATTATTATTATTAATAACTGACTCTTTAAGTTCTTTAACTTTTTTAACATAATGATATGCGTGAGTTTTAATATCTTTTTCTGTTGTTAAGGTTGTAGCAAAATCTATACCGCTATAGGCTTTTGCATATGTATTATTACTTATAGCTAAACTACTACCACTTGATAATAGGGCAAATTCACTGCACCCATTAAGAAGGACTGCTAATATGAATAGCTTTATCCCTGTCAATCGTAACATAATTTATCTCCTTTGGTTCAAATTGTTCTATCTGTTTAAAAACAATTTTCTTATCTAAATCACTACACGAATAAACATCTAATTGCATTAATGCAGGAGACACTTCGTCCCAAGTATGCAAAGCGATGTGTGAGGTACTAAGAATAGCAAGACAAGTAAGTCCTCTATTCCCTTTATCATAGACATAATGAGAATTAGGTTGCCCTAACATCTTCATATCTATTGCTTTAATAAATTTTCTTATCCATTTTCTTGCAAAGCGAATGTCCTTCGGTGGTTTTTTTACTTCAGCCCTAATGATTATATGGTTGTGCTTCAACATTATAATACACCAGTCTTTCTTAATCCCGAAGGGTCATTCCCTAGTTTAAGTTTTACTTGTTCATCAGATTTATTCTCCTCGTGTTCTAATATTAAATCAATGTATTGTTTAGCTTTCTTTAGGTCTTCAATCTGAGCTTCTTTAGTTTTGTGTTTCCATCTCCAACGACAAATATATTTAATAGCATTACCTTCAGCATACGGAATATCATTCTGCATAATAAAGGTAATAGGTTCTATCTTAAATCTAAAATAGTGAGGTGGTTGTTTTACTTTATCTGCCATAGCTTCACTTTCCCAGTCTTCTTATTGTATTCTTTATGTCTAAGAATATGTGCAACTCTAGCTTGTTGTAAAGCCTCTTTCTTAGTAAAGCCTTTAGCCTTATAAGCACCAACTACTATCTTCCATAGGTCTAAAAGGGGTACATTAGTATACTGCTTAATCATTTTCTCAGCAGTTTTTACCCCTACATTTGGCAGTCCGTTATATCCATCGGTACTATCCCCCGCCAATGTTTGTATCATAAACCAGTAGTCAGCTAATCTTTGAGGTATATCCTCAACTGTTTCACCATCTCTACTAACCTTAGCAGGTATCTGTCTCATATCTTTATCAATAGAAACAATAATCCTGTCTTCAGTAGGGTGTGGTTCAGTTGCCATTATACCCATAACATCGTCAGCTTCTAAATTTTTCCACATAACTCCATTATGTTTTTTCATAATGTAATCACGAAGAGCATTTAAAACCATAGGCTTACGTCTTTGTTTACGATTGTCTTTGTAACTTGGAAGAACATCTTTACGAAAATTATTCTTATCAGTTAAAGCACAAATGTAATCGTCAGCTTCTAAAGTAGAACC